TGGTGGTAGTGCTGGCCCTATTTTGAATTATCCAAACAAAGAAACATCACAAGAGGATTGGTTAAAAGGGTATCGTAAATGGAAATCAAAAAGAACAAACTAGAATATGTTTGGCTAGACGGATATAAACCAGAGCCGACATTAAGATCAAAAATTAAAATCATAGACAGGTATTGTACAAATTTAGCAGAAGTTCCAGACTGGGGCTTTGATGGATCTAGTACACAACAAGCACAAGGTTCTAGCTCGGACTGTGTATTAAAACCTATACGATTATTTGATAGTCCATTCAACTCTGATCAATTAGTGTTATGCGAAGTGTATAATGCAGACGGAACACCACACGTATCAAACGAAAGAGCAAAAATTACAAGTTCAAATCAAAAAGAATATTGGTTTGGGTTTGAACAAGAGTATACATTTATTGATGATGATCGTCCATTAGGTTGGCCAGAAACAGGAACACCAAAAGAACAAGGCGATTATTATTGTGGAATAGGAACAGTTAACGTTGGTAGAAAATTAATAGGTAATGCTAATCGTGTAGGAGCAAGAATGTTTACAGGAAGAGATATAATGCATGAACACATTTCAAATTGTTTAAAGGCAGGAATATCAATACACGGAACAAACGCAGAAGTAATGTTAGGACAATGGGAGTATCAAGTGTTTGGCAGAGGAGCAAAAAAGGCTTCGGACAATGCTTGGATGGCACGTTATATACTTTATAGAACAGCAGAAAAATTTGGAATAGATGTTAACATAGAACCAAAACCTATTAAAGGAGACTGGAATGGTAACGGTATGCACACTAACTTCTCAACTGATAGAATGAGAAACGAAGGTGGAGAAGAATATATTATGAGTATTTGTGAGAAATTTAAACCTGTACACCAAGAACATATTGCAGAGTACGGTAGTAAAAATGAAGAACGGTTAACAGGTAAACACGAAACACAACACATTGACACATTCAGCTATGGTGTTAGTGATAGAGGAGCAAGTATTAGAATTCCAATGAACCTTACGCAAAATAACTGGAAAGGCTATTTAGAAGACAGACGTCCTTCAGGTAATGCTGATCCTTATAGAGTTACTAATCGTATATTAAAAACAATGGAATCATAATGGATTCTATAATGAGAAACGTTCTTCCTTTAATGGATTGGGATTCAAACAGATGGGACGGCATTATTAGACCTTATACAAAAGAAGATGTAGAAAGGTTACGTGGTACTGCTAACATTCAATATACTCTCGCTGAGTCAGGAGCAAGAAAACTTTGGTATAAATTTAAAGAATTGCCTTATGTAAGTGCCTTAGGTGCTCTTACAGGTAACCAAGCCTTACAACAAGCCAAAGCAGGCCTTGATGCTGTTTACTTGTCAGGATGGCAAGTGGCGGCGGATGCTAATACAACAGATGAGATGTATCCAGATCAGTCTTTATATAATACTGAAAGTGTGCCGAGAGTTCTTAAAAAAATTAATAATACATTTATGAGAGCAGACCAAATACAACACATGGAAGGCAAAGGTGATGTAGATTATTTTTTACCTATTGTTGCAGATGCTGAATCAGGATTTGGTGGTGTATTGAATACGCACGAAGTATTCAAACATATGATTAGAAACGGTGCGGCCGGAATACATTTAGAAGATCAATTATCGTCAGCAAAAAAATGTGGACATATGGGTGGTAAAGTTTTAGTACCAACTAGTGAGATGATTGAAAAACTTGTAGCGGCGAGACTTGCCGCGGACATAATGAACGTTCCATTAGTTATAATTGCTAGAACAGATTCACTTGCGGGTGCTTTAATTAGAAGTGATCACGATGAAGCAGACCAAAAATTTATAACAGGTGAACGAACTGCTGAAGGATTCTTTAGAACAAAAGCAGGAATGGACCAAGCAGTTGCTCGCGGACTTGCATATGCTCCATACAGTGATTTAGTATGGATGGAAACAGGAAACCCAGACATAGGCGAAGCTAGAGAATTTTGTACAGAAGTACGTAAAAAATTTCCAAATAAGATGTTTGCATATAATTGTTCCCCGTCTTTTAATTGGAAAGCTAAACTAAATGACAAACAAATAAGAAACTTTAAAGATGAGCTAGGTGAATTAGGTTGTAAGTTTCAATTTATAACACTTGCAGGATTTCATTCATTAAATTATAGTATGTTTGATTTAGCTCGTAAGTATAAGAAAACAGGTATGACAGCATTTGTAGAACTACAACAAAAAGAATTCAAAGCACAAGACAAAGGATTTACAGCAGTTAAACACCAAAGAGAAGTTGGTGCAGGATACTTTGATGAAATATCAAAATTAGTTACAGGCAGTAGTACGTTAAGTGCTTTAGAAGGATCAACAGAAGAGGAACAATTTTAATGCCAGCAGATAAACCAAAAACAAAACGTCCTTATACTAAAGTAAGAATGGTTCCTGAAGATTCTAAAATGAAAGATCATGCATTTTATTATTATGCATTTAAACCTGGTAAAGGTGAAAAGAAAAATCAAAAATTAAGACAACGTAAGTACGATCCTATTACACGTAAACACATTTGGTGGGTTGAAAAAAAATTACCCCCACATAGTAAAAATTAAATAATTTTATGCTAGACAGTATACAAATTGCTTTTGATGTTGAAAGTCAAGGCGAATATAAAGTTTTATTAAACGGCAATGAATGCTCTGGAACAGAAGTAATACCTATAGAAGTATTACCTACACACAAACTTAATACATTAGAATTTTGTGGTGATGTAGTTGTAAACAAGTTAGTATTAGATAATATTGATACAGAGTACTTTATACATCATGGCTTTATAGAAAATTCACAAAGAGGAAACGCAAGTAAAACGTGTGTTAAGTATTTTTTTAAAACACCTATATGGAGTTGGTTTTTAGATTGGAAACAAAATGACAATTCGGTTATCAGAGAACTATCCAAAGCTCATCAGGGATTTATTCCTTTATGATGTTGGAGAAGAACATTATCCTAATAAGGAATTAACACCCCAACAGATATTTCAACAAGTATCTTATATGCCATTAGACTTAGAAACGTCTTATGACGCAAAAGCCATGCTTGAAGAAACAATAGAATTACCCTATACAGAATCATCAACAGATGCTGATAGGTGTTATCTATACGGACCAGTAGGTACTGATGACCCTAGATGTGAACTTTTAAACAGTAACAACACAGAGTTTGAATATAAAATTAAAATGGATACTTGTCCGGCTATAAAAGATTTTATAGAAAAAATGAATGCAATAGGACAAGTAACTTATATCTCATTTAAAAGAATGATGCCTAAACATTTTATTAATCCACACGTTGATAGTAATTGTAATCCTTTTAAAGTTTATATTCCTTTAACTTGGCCACAAGGAAATTATTTTAAGATGTATAAAAAAGGTATTATACCCTTTAAACCTTTAGTACCTTTTTTAGTTAACACTGGTAATAATATTCATAGTGTTGTTAATGATAGTAATGAAGTTAGATACATATTTTCATTTTACGCGGACTGGTCTACATTAGGTTGGCAAACTATTACCAAAAACTCATACGGCAAATTAACAGTTGACCTATAAGCAAGTTATTGTTATTATTACAGTATGAGCAACGGAGATCACGAACATAAAGACGAAGCACATCAGTTGACGTATGAAAACGAAACTCAACTTAACAGAACAGTTACGATTCCTTTAAGGGAATATGATAAACTACAAGAGCAAAAAAAATACATTACAGATAAGTCTCTTATAGATATTATAGATAACATCGAACGACTGGTTAGAGCATTAAGAAAACATATCATTAGACACGACTTAGAAGAAAATTTTTTACATAAAAAAGATTCTGAGTAATAGGCGTATATAATTTTATAACACTCCCCCTTTAAATATTTTAAAGGAGTCGGTGTGTATACAATCGAAAAGAGAAAATTAATTTATATCATGACTCGTAAACCGGTGTGGTACCATACAAAATGTTTAACACCTGGTCCCGGAACACCACTATGGTTTGATCCTACTTGGGTTATTGGTAAATGTGAATTATGTAAAATGGATATTGAAGGACAAGACTGGTTTAATAATTGTTCTTATAATACATCTCAACGTAAACTATTCGATAGTATCGATCTCAACAGGAATTACTGGTACCGCAACTAATACATTACGTTCTTCAGGATACGTAATTGATGGATCTAATATAAAAGTTTTATTTGTTTTTGTACAAGCAACACATAGTAATAAAAATATTACCAATATAGCTATTGCCAACAAAGGTACTTTATTCTCTTCCTTCATGTAACTACTTAAGGCGTTATTATTCCCAAGATTTCTTTTCTCTGTATGCTTCTTCGTGTCGACCTAGTATGTCAAGTATTTCCCAAGAGCCGTCTTCTTTGATTCTAATTTGAGCATCTACTTTGTCACACTGCATTGTGAATACTGTTTGAGTACTGAATGTAAACTTTTTACGTGTTTTAGGATCTCTAAAGTCTCTTTCAGCAATTCTTTTTTTCTTTAAACAATCTACAAGATTGTCTGAAGCTCTGTGATCGACTAATATTTTTTGTCCATCCTCAGCTATTAAGAATATGCATACTGCAAACACCACGCCCTCTTCCGGTGTAGACTCTGATTGTGCGTGTTCTTCAATTAGAATCTTTTCTACTTTTTTTCGTGTTTATGATCTAACCACTTGCCGTCTTCGTGTGCGTGATCTTGTTCATCGTCGTGTGTATGTCCTGGAACTTCAATACAAGCACCATGTCCACCTTCTCCACAACCTGTACAGGCCGCCTCGGCTGGCTTAGGTATTTGTGTCCAAATTAGCAATACTACTCCTAATGCTATTGCTATGGCTATCCACATTTTTTTATTTTTCATATTACGCTCCTGAGTGTACTTTTATAATTCTCATACCATATTTAGTTTGAGAGTCCTCTTCTAAATCTGCTACAAGTATTTTACAAGCAAATATAACTCTTGCTCCTTTGGCTGAATTTGTTGAATCCATTTCTCTTTGTGCTATTCTTTTAGATTTCATACAAGCAGATAAGTTTGGTTTAAAAACGTGTTCAATCATTTTACCATTTAAATATAATAGTAATCCAACAACACCTTCTTTGTTTAAATGTTTTTTGCCTGGTTTATATTCTAGTGCGAATGAACTTGTAATTAATACAAATGAAATTAATATAGTTAATAAAAATCTACTGACCATTTGTATGTTTCATTTCTCTTTGTGAATCTTTTAGTTTTTCAACGTCTGCTCTTAACGTTTTTACATCTTCTTGTAAACGTTTAATGTTAACACCGTTGTTCATCATGTCTTCCATACGTTCACTAATTTTTTCAATTTGTCCTGCTATGTGTTCAATAAGCATGAATTGTTCTGAGTCTGCTGGTGGAGAACCTAATTCACCACGTGGCCATTTAATACGAAATTCGTTGTTCTTTTCTACGTCACCCCAAAGTCTTTCTTCTGTTTGGGTTAAATCTTTTTCTGATAATTGTGCTTTAGTTTCTAAATTGTTTAATCTTTCAATAACACCGAAGTAAGCCCAAACACCAACTGCCACTGCCGCTACTATAGACAGCAAATTTCTCATTGGCATTGATATTGATGTTTGGTCACTTATTTTCATTATTGTGTTCTAATTCTTTTTTTTAGTATATATTTTTTTCCTTTTATTTTATATACTTTTTTCTTTCTAGGTGCTTTACCACCTACCCATGCTTCGTTAACATCAGCAGTAGACTTATCGTCTCCTCTGTATCTGCCACGACTTGTTCTAGCACGTTTAGGTTTTACCTCGTTCGTCAGTATTAACGGTTTCTCGTATGTGCCAATCACCTTTTCAAGCCATCTCCACATAAAATTACTCCTTTATTTTTTAAACGGATTTAAGTTTTTAATACCTTGTCCAGCCGCTTTAGTTTTTGAGCTAACCTCAGACGTTACTTTTTTTGTAAAGTCTTTAGCTTTACCCATAACGTTAGGCATTTTGACTTTTGGCATTTTAATTTTTGGTAACTTAAACATTAATTATTTCCTGAAGATGTCCATAAATTCTTTAACAAATTGTGCATTTCCTTTACGAGTCTCGTCGCAAATTGTTCCTGCGGTCTTAACTGTTTCGCCACACAATTCATTAGATACTTCTATGAGCCATCTTTTAAGTTGTTCTATCATTTATTTCTCTCTTTTGTATAGAGTCCAGGCACCATAACCAATTGCTCCCCACGCCGCTAATTTGGCTAATGGTCCTGCAATCAATATGATAACGCCAACTGCAATTAGAATTGCGCCATCCCATGATGTTCTTTCGTCTAGTCTTTCTTTTACAAAGTTAATTGGATTCATAATAATCCTCCTTAATTATAACAGCTTATATTTATCGTTTTTCAGGCGGGGTATTTTTATTGATCCACCACGACATTAGGTGGTTGTATGCGTCCATATACTGCGTATCGCCCGGTTGTGGAGTTACTTTGATTTGTTTTTTAAGTTCTTGCTCTACAGAACTTCCAGAAACGTTTCCAAGACAGTGTCTTAATGCTCCTGGTCGATCAACAAACCCAGCCTCCATGTGTGAATAAATGTTACCGTTAGGATCAATACAAATTTTTATTTGTGGTGATTGTTTTGGTAAAATTTCTTTCCATCTCACTTTTAATAGATGTGAATCACGTCCAGCCATGGCATCTTGTAATGCATATCCATAATCAACAGTAGTATTCATTTTCTTTACTTTCTCATCAAACAATAGTAGTGCATCTCTAACTTTGTTTCTAGTATCTATTTCGTATTGAAAAGTAAAGTCTTCTCGTAAAGAAAGATTATCAATACCCCCAATATCTTCTATGTAATTTAGAATACGATCTAGCTTGACAAAGTTCTCTGGTAATAGTACATAGTTCAAATACAACTTGGTCCTTTCACTACGTTTGGTGTATTTGGTCAGGTTATCTTTGACTACAGACCAACCTTTTTTGTGTTTAGTAGTAGCAAGATATTCACTTTCATCTAATCCATATAATGATACTCTTATATGATCTAAAGAGTTTATGTATGGATTCTTTCCCAACACTTTCTCGTTTAATAGAAAACCGTTGGTAATCATTCTTGCTTGGTAACCACCATCAAATAAATCTTTAGTAATTTGATTAATATAAGGACTAGTTAAAGGTTCCAACCCACCACTAATATGTATTCTATCTGGATCTTTACCATCATCTTGTTTTATTACTTGACTGAATATGTTCTTACTATTTTTTACAACAGCATCATAATTTCGGCCACAGAATAAACAAGAGAACATACAACTAGTACCAGGGTATAAATTAATTCTATAAGGATAACGATACTCCCCATTAATAGCACTTTGCATAGCGCCACTCTCTATAACAGGTTGTAAAGTTCGCCAATAAGGTGTATTTTGCAACATTAGTATTACTTAAGATAGTGGTAAAAAGGTTGACTATAATGTGATATATGTTATTATAGTAGCATATAAAGGTAAATAACAAAAATGAAATATATTGGAATAATTTTAACCGCATTATTGCTGACAGCTTGTTCAGTCAAGAGTCCTAAGATATCTTTAGGCAAAAAATGTACAGTAACTGGCGGTGAAGTAGTGTATTCGTACGTTTGGATATATAATAAAAACGAAGGATTACAGGCCAACGTAGATAACTGCACACTTATTGCAGACTAGTTAAGCCTAAATAATTGACTATGAAACGTTTTATTAGTGCAGTCTTATTAGTTACGTTTTTAAATGGTTGCTCACTTCCGTTAGTAGGCAGTCTTACATCAAGCACAGTTACAGGTGTGGCAACAGGAAACTATCAAAGAAGTTTAGTAAGTGGCGGAATTGATTTAGCAGTACACAAATCAACAGGCAAAACACCAAGTCAACATTTGTACGCCGCTGTAGAAAACAAATGGACAGAAAAGAAACTTAAAAAACACTTTCCAAATGAAGATTTGAAAATGAAAGATTTCAAAATGGCCATAGCTTACGAGTTTCCAAACCAAGAAATAATAGCACCTACGATGGCGTCATTGAAGAAATGGCCTTATCTATCTAAAAGATCTCAACAATTTTTATTTTACAATTATAATTAATGATGAACAAGATATACACTGTTGCAGGTATTGTGGCGGTGTCAGTTATTGTTGGTGGAGGAACATTTCTTTTAATTAGATTGTTTTTATTGTAATGTATAAAATTTTAATTCTAGCCTACATGATAGGACAAAGTCCAATTGATACACAGCAAACGTTTCAAATGCAAAAAACATTTGATACAATGGAAGAGTGTAAAAAAGAACTTCTTCTTATGGATCCAGACAGAGGAACGTATGATGTGCTTTGGGAATTTGTTAATGACGGAAACTTTAAATGGGATTGGTTGTTAGCAGGTTGCAAAAACGATAAAACTGGCGAAGAGTTTACAATAGAACCTACATACCCAAAAGGCAAACCAAAAGAATTAATAGGGATTGATTTTACTGATCAAAGATTAGAAGTTTAGTTATTCTTGTTCGTTCCAGTCTTCGTCAAGGTCTTTAGATTTTTTATCACAAATAGGATCACTAGAACCAAACATACAACCAAGTGCTTTTCCGATTGCACCCATATTGCCAATTGAATCAGTTATTGTAACTTTTTCTTTTGGAGCATAGTCACCGTTAACTTTAGGTTTAGCACAACCAATTAAGCCAACTAAAATTAATATTATGGCGAGAGTCCATATTATATTTCGTTCTAATTTTTTATCCATACACCCCACAACAACTTAATTTTTCCATAAAGAAATAATGGTAAATTATTAAGCCAATAATTATTCCTTCCAGCCAAGCCGCATAGGCACACCAAATCGGATATTCACGGATTATTTTTATTTTCCAATTCCAAAATTTCTTTAACATATTTTTCATACTCATATTTACAACTATAGGTGTAGTACTTTTATTTGCTTTTAATGATGTTGGCGTCAGCGATGCGATTTTTATTTTTGCCAGATTTGATTGTGTAAGAAAGAGTACCATTAGCACCAGCTTCTACAGGCTGACGTTGAGATCTAAATAACATAGATTCATACCGCTTTTCAGCTAGTGATTCTGAATGTTTAACTAAATGTCTTTTATCTCTCATGGTAAGAGTACTTATTACCTTTTTGCAACTCAGATATGCGTCTAGAACATAACAAAAAACAAAGGTAATTTTAGTAGGTGTATAGTTACTCCAGGCCTGCCTTTACCATGCGTGTACGCCGCTCTATGCACGTTTAAACGGTAGACAATTAAGGGGTTTATAGTATACTATTATAGTTGGCCCGAATAGCTCAATTGGTAGAGCAACTGATTTGTAATCAGTAGGTTAGGAGTTCGAGTCTCTTTTCGGGCACCATGCCAAACAAACGCTGTTGTGAATTTTTTGGTATATTTGGTGTATTTGGTGATTTTGGTAATACATAGTTTGGGCCGATAGCTCAGCCGGGAGAGCGCCTGATTTGCATTCAGGAGGTCCGGGGTTCGATCCCCCGTCGGTCCACCACAATTGACAATATATTATTCGTAGTGTACTATAATACTAATATGAAAATAATAAATGATATAATCAGTAAGCCAGCACCGTGGATGTATGTTCTTCTTGTGCTTTGTTTGTTGATTATTATATCAACTAACTCAACTGAAAAGAAAAACTTACAAGCAGAAATTGATAGTATTAGTGCAGAATATGATGCACTAGATTCAGCAACTGCAACTACATTAGAAGCCATGTCAGGCGAAATTGCTGTTCGAGATGATGCAATAGCAGGATTGAATAATGTAATAGCAGGAATGGAATCAGATTCAGCGGCGGTTAATGCTAGATTGAATGACTCTGATGCTTTAAGAGGAAACCTAGAAGCCAAAGTAGCAGATAGTGAAGAAGCTATTTCTAGATTAAATCAAGAGTTAGTAGATACTAAAACTTTACTAGACGTTTGCACAGCCACTCAATCGCAATAGATCATAACGGTCTGTTAGTGTAGCGGTCAACACGTCCCCCTGTCACGGGGAAGATCACGGGTTCGATTCCCGTACAGACCGCCATGCTCTCTTTATAATTAAGTTTATGAAGAAGTTTTTTACTATGCCGCTAAAAGGTTACAATGAAAATGTACCAATTGGGTTTGCAAAAAAACTTCTAGTAGACGAATCCCCATTCTGCAAATACTTGTATGACAATAAAGCATTAGCAATGAAACACGTCAAACGAAAAGCAATTATGGAATGCTATGCTAAAGCAAAATATCTTACACTAGCAAGAATAAAATATGGTAAAGTGTTACCAGGAAGAATGAATTTTATTGAACTTTTTATTTCACATCAATTAAAACGTAAAATGGAGTTGTCTAAAGGAAGTACGTAATGGACATTGGCCACTTTTCAGATAAAGGAATTCCAGTAAACAATAATGCAGAAGGAATTAAAGTAAATTCATTAGGATATCGTTGTCCTGAATTTAATGTGCCCGAAGGAAAAAAGAATGTTGTAATACTTGGATGTTCGCATACCTTCGGAGTTGGTCATGCAGAAAACACACATTGGGTCGCACACTTATCAAAATGTAATACAACTATTTTAAGGTATTGGAATTTAGCTGTTCCGGGTTGTTCAGGAGATAGAATGGTACGTATTTTATATGGTGCAGAGAAAGTTTTATTTCCTAAAATTATAATATGTTGCTGGCCACATAGTAGTAGACGAGAACGTTTAGATAAAATTCCAATAGACTGCTTTGGCAGAGACAAGTATCTAAAATATGAAACAGAGTCTACAGATCATATGAATTTTTTAAAGAATGTATTTTTTATACAAAAGTTTGCTGAACATAATGAAGCAAAAGTATTTCATTGCTTTGCAGAAGAAATACCAACACTTCCAAAAAATATTAATGCATTAGAATATGCTACACTTAAAAGTTGCTGGCCACCTTGGGATAATCATAATTTACCTGAAGCACGTAAACAAAGGATTACTGATCCTAACTTTGCACAAGATGGTATACACTATGGAGAAAAGCATCATTTAGCTTTTGCTGAATTATTTTTAGGTAAGTTTAAATTAAAATTAAAATAATCGTTAATATTAATTTTTCTAATATAGTCTTGTCTTTTGATATAAAGATCAATTTGTTCATCGTTATCTTTATCAATTGCTATCTTGTCTGCAATATCTCTGCATACAGCATACGAAGATGTTTTTAATTTTTCTTTAGCACTTAAAGTAAATTTATTTTTATATTTTACGTTTAAAGCATCAGGATCATTTAAAAATGCCCAGTCGTGGTCAATTCCATGTTCAGTTGCAAAGTCTAATATGTTTGGCAAATTCTCTACATTAATACTGCTTACAGTAGTCCAAAAGTTTAATTTTAATAATCTAAATTGTTTTTGTAATTTTTTATATGCTTGTACACTTTTAATATAGTTTTTCCATTTAATAGGCCAACGTACATAATCATGAACGTCCCCCACGCCATCAAAACTTAATGTTACAATAACCATAATTCTGTTTCTTAGTATTGTTTCTAACTCTTTAATCATTTTTGAACCGTTAGTATTCATTCTTACTATTTTTGTATTAACAGGTAAGTTTGCTAGAAGTTTTTTATAATTTTTACTAGCAGTAGGTTCCCCTCCATTAACATCTACTTCTAAAATTCTATTTTGAGGTAGTTTCCAAAAGTTTTCAAAGTTATTAATACGTGGATAGTTTTTTGATTCGAGGCTTCCAATTTTTGTACTCAATCCAGAATTACAAGTTTGACAAGCACTGTTACATATATTGTCTAATACTCCACCAACTACTAGATAATCATCTTTAAATGGATGTAACAATTTGTGTCGCTCAATACTTTTGGTTCTAATACTTTCTCCATTTATTTCTTCTGTTTGTTTACATCTTATACACTCTTCCGGCCATATATCAAATTTCATATCAGTTTTAACTTTTTCTAACCATTTGCTGTTTTCTAATTCTGCAAACGATGTAAAGCCTTTGATAGTAGTCATATGTCCGCACTTGCCGATAGTGCCATCAACATTTAGTCTTGTAAAGTGTTTAAGCCTAGGACAATACATGACGATAATCCTTTACAATAGTTTTTAAATCAATCTCTTTGTTCATAAAATTTTTTATTATTTCTTTATCATTAGAAACAAAATCTTTTATAATTGGTACTGGCTTTTTTGTCTCCATTATATTACGAGCTTTGCCATGACGTTTTCCTAATGCTTCTTCCCATTCCTCCGGAAAGTTTTTCCTCAAACGAGGAAACTTAAAGTTAACGTCCATTTGCCAACTTTGTTTTACAAATTTGTCAAGTTGTGACATAGGTAGTATAGATACATTACCTTTATAAAATCTATATAAATGAAATAGCCATACCCATTGTGGAACAAAATGTTCGTCAGCTACACGTTCTTTTTTTATTTGCTTAACTACATCCTCTATTGCAACATTGTTATCATCACAGTATTTGTTAACACCTGCTATAAATCTTTCTTCAGGATCTCGCAAAATAACTTTAATAATTGGTAAGTTTTGTAGTTCTTCGTTAACAAGTATTTGATCAGCATTAACAAATAATGTTGTACAACCACATTTAAAAATTGGATATACATAGTCATTTCCAATCCTTACTACTTTGCAATCAGTTTTAATTAAATTTGTCCAATGGGTAAGCATCTAACTCCTCAAATAGTTTTGGAAAGATTTTTGTTGCGTTGACTCCTCTACGCATATCTCTTTCATATGTTTGTAAAAGAAATTTTGTAATATTGTTTTCAAACGTTGTTTCTTTTATATAAGTTAAGATATTTTCATAACTGTTTTTAAGATAGCCCATACTTTTTGGTATTTCAGCTTCTAGCCTTTCTTTTATTTCGTCTAGCATATTTTCTGGCAAGTTAAGAATATTAAGATGACTTGGTTTATATAATGGACCAATAATAAAACTATTGTCAACAAATCCTAAATCTTTAAAGTAATCAACAGTATTAAAAATACTTTTGTAGTTTAATATAAAATATAGCATATTAAAACTAATTTTGTGATTTAATTTTTGTATGCATTTTAAGTTTTGTAAAAAGTCTTTCCACGAACCGTGATGTCTAATATATTCATATTCTTTTTCTATGCTTTCAACACTAACAGTCCAATGAACATTTTTAAATTGGCACAATAATTCAAACACACCTGTATTAGTAGAACTTAAATTCGTATTAACTCTTATAGTAACGTCTGGATTTTGTTTTAATAATAGCTTTAAAAATTCTTTATTTTCGTTCATTAGCATAGGTTCCCCACCAGCTAGATAAACATTTCTTAATTGTTTAACGTTATCAAATACATATTCTTTAAGTTTATCTCTTGCACTTTTTTTTGATCTAACTTTTTCATTTAATTCAGTTGCCCATTTGCTACTATATAACGGACTACAATAAACACAGGCCTGATTACAATGATTTGTCCAACGTAAGTCAACATGGTGTAATGAAAATTCTTTTGATATATTAAGATAATCTTTTCCTAATTCTCTATTGTAATAACGTCTACTACTAATACTAGAAGGATCTTTTCTATGTAATTCTTGTAAATGGCAACCAGAACAATTATATGGTTTACTATCAGCATTCATATCTTTTTTAAGTTTTAAATTTTGAGCATTAGACATTATATCTTGAATGTCTGTATCGTTTATATTGCCAAGTACTTCTTTAGAAATTATACAATTTTTTACATCACCATTTGGCTCAAGCTCAAAACCTGTCCATGGTAACACACAAAAACTTTTATTAGTAAAAAACTTTTTAACATCCATTTAAATAGGAATCCTTTGTGTAGTATGGCCAATTGATAATTCACTTACGTGAATGTTTTGGTGTTGTGCAAACGTATCAATTACACTTTTAACCCAAACATTAACATCAGATTTTTCCATAACCTCTCCACAGGATTTTATAAACTCTTCTTCTTTTTTAATGTCAGATGTTTCAACTGCGCCAGGGCGTATAATTGAAATTTTTGGCCAACTACTTTTATGTTGTAGTTGTTTTGTTGCTTCTTCAAGTGCAAGTTTTTGTGTACGATATTCGCTTAAATCAATGTCATCTAACCCTTCTACTGTACTATTAATTGGTTCTTCGGTCATCATTGTGCTAATATTCCATATCCAATGTTGACTAGCCAAAGTGTGCCAACGTTTCCAAACAGCATACAATAATTCTGTTTGTGCGTAATAAGATTGTGCATTGTTAATAAACAAGTTACATGGATCAATTAGGTTTGCAGTATGTTCTATTCTTCTAATATTTTCACCATCACGTCTAGATATTCCAATAATTTCGTGTCCTCGTTCTGCTAATTGTTCAGCGAATGCTTTACCAATTCCGTGTGTATGTCCAGTAATTGCAATTTTCATGTATATCAGTATTTAAATACGTTAGATGAAGTCATATTTTATTTTGGATTGTGAGAAACAACAAAAAATTGCAGATAGTTTATATGGATATTATGTTGGAATAACAGCAAACAAACCTCCTACAAAATTTTGGACACATTTAACACGAGAGCAAATAAAAGATTATCTTTCTATAGACGGACTGGAATTAATGAAATGGTTTAAAAGTTTAGGTTTGGTTTGTAGAGATATAAGTTTTACTACTACTGCCAACAACTGTGGAACAGAGATTCATAAAGATGAAGGTCCTGTTGTTGCTAAAATAAACTTTCCAGTGTTAAACACCAAAGACACGTATAACGTTTGGTATGATGACGATAAAAATGAAATAGACAGAGTTGAATGTACAAAACCAATTGTATTACGTTCTGACATTTTACACACAGTAGAAATGGGTAAGGAAGCCAAGCACCCTAGAATTCAATTTAGTTTTTGTTTTTATAAAGAACCACTTCACTTATTACAGTAGTCAATTATATCTTCAACATTAACTTTATCTACATCTTCGTATGCAACAACAAAACTATTTTGTTTAGTTTCAGTTGATAACGGGTCCATGGTATATTTGTTTAGTAACATTTTTTTGTTTTTAGCTGTGGGTTCTAAATTTTTTGCATAGCAACGTATATCACCAAATGATATATTTTCCATTTTAAAAATTTTAGCTGTAAATTTCATTACATCTTTTACACTAGCTTTAGGATTATATTCACGGATTCGATTTTCACATTCGCCTGCTAATTCTAATATATTTTTAGTTTTGTATGAGTAAAAGCGATCATATAGTTTTTGTTTAAATGTTTCTATGTCTTTAGGAATACCTATACTAACAAAGTATGCTTCTGGAAAATGTTTTTTTAATTCGTCATACCAAAAGTGACTAGGCACTACAATATTAATATTTGTTGGGAGTTTTATAGAAGACCAATCCGGTGCCCAATTATTTAAAAATACTTTGTTAAAATATTCATTTTTTATTATAGTTCTGTTGTTGATTATGTTAGCGTCTAGAGTTTTAAAAAAACTATGTTGAGAAATTCTATAAGCTAATCCTTCTCCTTTGCAACCGTGCCAATAGCAAACAAATAATGTTTTAGTCATGAAACTTTTCTAATTTTTCCTCTATTGGCAAATTGAGAAAGTCATTATTAAACTTCCTTGCCAAGTATACGTGAAAATATTTGTTAGGCACAGTATTTTTTTCACCAAGAGAATGATCGTGTAGTGCATAATATTCGCCCAGTATATAATCATTCCATATACAATAATCGTGATTAGTATCTATTAGTTTATATTTTTGATTAGTCCATTCTATTGTATATCCTAGTACTGTGTGTAATTTTATATTTTTTTCATTGCAAAGTTTCTTTAATAATAACCATTTATAAATTATATCGCTTTGTTCAATTGTTGGACTATGCAAGTATTTGTAATATAATTTTTTGCTATCGTGTTCAGCACTTGCACTGCTTGGCCAATAATTTTTGTAAGTAAAATTTCTAATAGTATCTTGTTCTGCAACTTTTTTTCTCTCTTCGTTTGTTAGTTCTATATCAAGTTTTTTAGTACCAGTTAGTTGGCATATTGCTTGGTCGTAATCGTTTTCCATAACACTTTCAATCATATTATTCAGTATTAATTGATTGCTTATAGCCGGTCCTGCCTGGTCGTCAATGTCAACGCCACACAGTTTAAGAACATTAACCCACGTGGGTCTTTCTTGTTTAGACCATGATAGTCCACAACCACTAGTCAATATCTTTGACATGAACGTTTTCCTTTTTAAAATGATCTATTGAATGGCTAGTACTTTCAGGACACATAGAACATACAGCTTCAGGTTTATTAATTTTTTTAACTAATCCTTCTACGTCACCAGTGGGTTCTATTCCTTTGTATTTGTAATAGCCTCCCTTATCAAGTTCTAATATATTTGGCAAAGGTGCACACTTATATAACTTGTTACGATATAAAATTGGTACGTTAGGTGATCCACAAATGCTGTGTGCTTTTTTAGGATTACTTTTGAATGGTTTTATTTCTCCGTTTTCTAAACGATAAGGCATCACAAATCTTTTAAATTTACTTTTATAAATTGTTAAGTCTTCGTTATGTAATTCTAATTGTCTGTGTCCATCAACTTTACTTCTTGTAGTTGTCCATCCTTCTCTGCATTTAACAATACGTTTAATCTCTTTTGTTATTAGTGGTTCGTGGTCTTGCCTGTGTATACTAACTTGCATTTCAAGTGATCCAAATGTATACCACATTTCAGGATCGTACCTACGTAGTAAGTATCCGTTAGTTATAAATCTAATTACTGCGTTAGGCCACGACTCTCTTATTATGTCTAGCACTTGTTTTATTCTTGGATGCAATAAAGGCTCACCACCAAAAATTGATATAATAGATGGGTCTAATATTTTGCTCCACGTCTTACATTGTTCTTTAATATCTTTTAAAGATTCAACGCCACGTCTATCAAAGTCGCTTAAACTAATACAGCCTTTGCAAGACAAATTACAAGCATAGGCGACGTTAAAGTCTAAACGTTTTATTCTATGTTTCATTATTAATATTTAAAAAGGGTAGGAGCCTCGATTAAATTATTTCCTTCAGCACGTTGTTTTAGGTTATCTAGCAACGTTTGATACTGTGTATGTTCGTTATGTGCTGGATTAAAGATGTTATGATCTTTAAAATCATCCATAGTACCCCAGTCCTCAATTTTGTTAAGCCAAACTCTATCAGCACCATATTGCTCTCCTAGGTCAACAATTTTTTCCATCTCGTGGTAATTGCCTTTTTGTACAACAAAGTGCAGTATAAATTTAAAGTTATGTTTCTTTCTTAAGGCAGAAATACATTTTAAGTTTTGATTAATCTTTTCCCAACTGCCTCCTAGTCGCAGTTTCTCATACGTTTCTTTACTAGCACCATCTATACTAACGCCCAACTCTTGTAAATTGTTTATTACGTATGGGACTTTAGCATAGAAGTCCTCAAACATAAGTCCATTAGTTAAAATAGAATATTTGATGTTATCTCGTTCAGGTGTGTGTTCCATGAAATGTCTGTAGACGTGTGAAGCAAATGGATCACCATCTGATCCTATGTGTACTTGTATAGGCTTGTCATATGTGTATAGCCAATCATTAATTTTGTCTGCAAGTCTTATACCTAGCCTAAATGTTGAACCATCTTTGTGGAATATTAATCCTTTCCTACAACTTGGACAACGTAAGTTACAAGAATCATCAATAGCTAAACGTAAATGTTTAATATTAGTTCCGCCTGTTATATGTTCCACAGTGTTAGATATTACATAAGGACATTGATTCTCGTTGCAGTAACGATACGTACCGTCAGTCATAGAACTTTGTAAATGCTTATGCATTTTAGAATCAATAATTTCTTCTAAGGATTGAACTTGTAAGTTGCCTATACTTTGTGGCAACCACGACGTACATTCACAAGCAAAACAAGAACCGTTCTTATCTATAAGAACAGTATCAAATGGCCGCGGGCAATGGGTTTTAATTTTTAAATTTTTATTAGTATCTATGTTGTAGTGTTTAAAAAGTCTTTCGTTTATCATTTTCGCAACTTAGGATCAGTAAGCATATCCATTGTTATGCAAGTATTTACTGGTACGGAAAATGTGCCTTCTTTTTCTTGTTGCTGTCTTAGGATTTTTCGATTACGAGAACGGGCTTGTCGTTCCATTTGTTTGGCTTGTTTTTTAGCCGCTCGTTCGCCTCTTTGGGCTTTATATGTGTGATGTATTCCCATATTGGTATCCTCATAATCTACTCGTAATTATGACTCAGAAACGAATAATTAAATTTTTTTTAAACCTAAATATGAGTGTCTTAAAGATGTTCGAGCAATTTAAGACATAATCAATAAATTGGGATAAGGAAGGCAAAATAATATGAAGAGAATATTAATTGCTCTAGGTGTGGTTATGTTTACAATACCTGCACTAGCGGACGATAACGTAGACTTTGTGTTTGGCGTAGAACGTAAAGCACAGGCAGAAACAAATGCTATGTATTTAGATACTACGTTTAATATGTTAGGGTTTAAATCTACAACCGGCATTAATTATAAAGTTGACGACGATTTAAATTCAACATTTAATGGTTTCGAATTTGATTTGAAAAAGCCACTATTTGAGGATAGCGGAGTTAATTTATACATTAATAATGATTTTGATGTTAATTTAAAACATCAAGAATCAACCGTCGGCTTAAAATTTAAATTTTAACTTATAACAGGGTGCTTTGATTATAAAAGGTCAAGGCATCCGTTTTACGCAAACTTATGCTTACGCATAAAAAAATAAAAAACGCATAATAAAAATTTTACGCTTCTAATTCGCTTAAATGATCTGCTAAACAATAGCTTACAGTGTGCTTATAATACAAATTTATTATTGGTATAGTTAAAAAACTTGCGGCATCTTTGTAAGGTGTTTGAAAGTTTTTGTTAAATTTATTTTTTAAAATATTTTTTTGTATAGTAATATTTTTTACATTATCTAGCATTTGATCAAACGGTAAAGAGTGGATTAAAAAATAAAGATCTTTATCAGCATATAAGCTAGTTACAGGTTTATCAATTGCGTGTGCTATATCTCTATTATACAGTCCAGGCAATGCCTTACGTGGTATTGCATTGTCGTTTGAATAACTTGTATGAGTCTCAGATAAACTGTTCTCAACAGGTTCTTTAAAAACTTCTTGATAAGTTAATTTTACTTTACGTCTAAAATTTTCCTTTACAGCATAACAGTTTTGTTCTTTTTCTAATGTTTCGTTAAATTTTTGTTCTATTTCTGTAGGGTCGTTAGTAAAATGTCTAATATTACAATAAGTTAATTCATAGTAAAACCACGGAGTGTGCATAAACATCTGATCAGCACATTGGCCAAATAGTAATATATCAGCATCATTGTACTTTTTCATTTGCCATTGACTAGGAAGAGTATCTAAAAAGCAACAAGTTGGATCGTTCATTGACGTTGAAACAACGTTTTCAAATTCATTTAAAGGTTGTAAAGGCATTGAGTCGTGTTTAAATTTTTTTTGAGATTGTGATTGAATAATTTTTTTATATTGTTCTGGAACATTATTAGGAATAAAATCGTAATATACACTAGTAGCAGATGGAAAGAAACTATCTTGCAACACAGAATCAATTCCTTCACTTACACTACTATAAACGTTTGTGTAGTTCTTGCTTATAACGTTTGCGTGTTTTTTCATTCTTTCGTATATTTTTTCTTCAATATTATCGCTAGGAACTTTAGTATTTCGTAGACTAGTTTGTATTTGTTTTGGTGTGTTATATACTCGCACTACTTGAAATTTGCCATTATGAATAAGTTTATGATCTGGTTGTAATAGAAATGTGTCTTTAAAGATAGTAGTACAAGTTTCAGGATTATGAAGTCTGTTTTGTATTCTTTTATGTTCAGGATACTTTTGCCAAATATATGCACGATAACTAGTTGGTCCTGCATCTTCTCCCCACTCTTCTATAGTTGGATGGTCGGCCCTCATTAACAATTCTTTTTTATCTATATCTGAGGGAGTAAAAGGAAACAAATAAATCGAGTTAGTAACCTCATTTGGTCTATAAAAGATTTTATTTTGACAAAATGTATCTGTTATTGCTTCTAAATTACTTTGTGTAATTTTTACTGCAAAAAAATTGCCATCTTGTTGTTGCAAGTGATCAAAATTATTTAGACAGTTCTCAATAGAGTCATTGATTGTGTATCCATGATATAGTATTACATAGTCAGAATTTTTTTGTATTTTGACTTTTTCATCATGCCAAAAATACCAATCACCAAATTTGTTTTTTAATTTTTTTGTTTTAGATATAAAAAACTTCAAAATTCAACTCCTTGTAGATTGTTAACGTTAAACCAACTTTCTATATTTGGGTGTTGTTTAAAACGATTATTAAAACTTTTATAAGCCTTATTGTATTCTATCCACTCCATTTTTGGAATATCCCAGCCTCTTTTTGGAGAGTTAATAATTTCCTCGGGTAGAATATTTTTATATGCTAATCGCACTAAAGACTTTGTTTGTCCGATATTTTTTGTTTTAGAAGGAATACTAAAAGCATATTCCATATATTTTTTTGAAGCAAACGGATAGCGTCCTTCCATAGAAAAATTCATTGCAAATTTATCATTTCTTTCAAAAAATCGACCAGGAGCTAAAGCTAAACATTCAAAAAGCATAAACGAATTTAAAATATCATTTTTGTCAAAAAATATATTATCATACTCGGCGTTTAGAATATCTATTATGTTGCTTTTTGGCAATAGCTTTGAATGTTTAAATATTTGAGGAACCCTATTCAACCAAATATTAAACATATCTTTTTTATTTGTAACTTTATCTAAAGCGAATTTAACACGTTTGTAAAAATTATATCCTGCCATTGTTTCGTCACCCAACCCACCAAACACTACTGCAACAATTTCTTTTTGGCCCATGATTTGATTTAATCGATAAGCCATAGGCAAGTCTTCACTCATATAAGGATCCTCATTTATTTTAACTGATGTATTCCAATCTGTAATAATTGTTTTTGGATTTATATCTACATCAGTAAAATTAAAATTACATTTTTCATTTAAAATTTGTGCTAGTCGATAATCCTCATCAAGTTTATCAGATGTTAAAGCCATCTTACAAGAAAATGTATCAACAGATTTATTAATCTGTTTAAGTTCATAAGCAATTATAGTTGAGTCTAACCCACCACTTAATGGGACTCCTATTTTTCTTATACCCACAGTGCTATCCAATACAACTTCTTTTACCATACTTCTATATTCATTTACGTCAAATTCTTTAGTATGAGTTGGTTTAAAAAAATTTTTAATTTTTGTAAAAGTTTTATTTTTACAATGATACTCAATCACTTCACCAGGAAGAAGGCGTTTAATTCTTTTATAATAAGTTTGAGATAATGCATTTACACCAGTATACGCATAGCAAGATAATGCAGTCCAATCCACGTCAAACAAAACTTTGTCTTCAAAAATTTTAACTTCAGAACCAAAAATTAATCCTTCTGCAGTTTCGCAATAATACAAAGGTTTAATACCAACATGATCTCTACTTAAAGTTAAAATATTATTGTTAACATTATAATAAGCAAATGCGTGTTGGCTGTCTATTTCTTTAAGAAACTCTAATCCAAAGTTATCTAACCCCCAAGCAAGAAGCTCAGTATCACAGCCTGTGGTGTCTATAAATTGTTTGTATTTTGTTTTAAGTTTATAGTAATTAAAAATTTCTCCGTTGTATACAAGTATGTTTCCTTTAGGAGTTATCCATGGTTGTTTAGACACACTCGGGTCAGCCATCATACTTAAAAGATTATGTCCTAACGTAATAGTGTCATCACCCCAAACACCTCGCCCGTCAGGTCCGCGATAGCTACATTTATCAATGCATTGATTTATAAATTTAGAATCTTTAGCAGTTATACCGTATATTCCACACATATTTTAATTTAAATTAATTCCTGTGATTTTAATTATTGCTCGATCAACTTTACTTGTATTTTTTGTCCAGTGCAGAGCCCGCCAGTTGTTTAATCTAATACAGTCACCTGCCCTCCATATCCACTCTTTGTTATTAATAGAAAATATTTGTCCGGGAATATGATCATCTATAGCAACAAACATACGCCATACATCTATTGCTGGCTTGTCTAATGAATGTTCTAGTTCTAATATATTAGGATGTAATTTAGATATTTTTTCTAAATATTCTCCTAGGAAATCTAAATGCGGATGACATATTTGATTTGGTTTTTGTATTTGTATTTTTGCTTCTACACATTGTAAGTTAGACCAAATTTTCCTAGCCCATTCATTCAACGTATCGTTTCTAAAATGCCAATAGCCTTCATCGCCTTCTTTAGCATTTTTTATTTGTATTTCTGGAACTATTACTCTTCCATGTCGTTCAAAACCCCAAGCATTAGTATCTGCAACATTTGGTGCAGTTTTATAATCGTTTATAGTTTTTGTCCAATTAATATATTCTTTTAAGTTCATCAATTGCCTTTAGATAATTGCCTTTAGGTTTAGGCATATATTTTATTTTGTGTCCAAATAAAAAATCTTCTTTAGTAGGTAGTGTGCATTCTAATTGTTTTCTTCCTAACACAATTAATCCGTTGAGATAATATTGTGGACACAATCCCTTACCAGATAAATTTGCTATTAGTTCATACACAGCTTTTGTTCTTTGGAAACATTTAGGAGTCCCGTCACCTATTATTGCATAGTCTACATCACTATTCATTAGTGTGTTTAGGTCCGGCACCATATGGTCAGCATCGTGGTGACCAAATATAATAAAATTGTGTTGAGTCCAACGATATGTGTGACTGTTTTCTAATACAGTAATAATATTTGTTGTGTCGGAATCGATAGAATGTTTGACAGCATCAAAAAATTTTTGTCTTTTATTCTCAGGTAAAAACAAATAATTATCTACAAGGTATAGTTTTTTATTAGAATTTTTTATATGTTCCCAAATATGTTTTGCTGTGGTTCCAACAAACGTGCCAAGTTCGCAAATACTTTTGGCATCACTATTTTTAATAATATTGGTAATATAATTATACTGTTCGTTGGTAAACCCTGACCATAATTTTTGTAATTGCATATGGATATTTAAAGTAAGTTTACCACCGCCACAAAAAAAGGCGACATAAAGCCGCCTTAGATTGTTAATTTAAAATTATTGTAATTTTTCTATACCTGAAGTTAAACCAGGAAACCATTTTGATTCCCATTTTTTATATAATTCTTTAGCTTTTTCTTGCATAGCTAGTTGATCATCTTTTGACATCTCAACTATTTCACAGCCGTTTTCTTCTGCTGTTTCTTCGAATTTTTTAGCATCTTCAGTTGTCCAACCTCTTTCAAGTACTGCTACTTCTTTTGCAACCTTGTTAAATGCATCTTGTTCTTTTTCTGTTAGTGAATCCCAAAATTTTGAATTTACCAAAACGTCAGTTAAGAATAAAGAGTGATTAGTTTTTAAGAAGTTAGTTGCTTCAGGGAAACGTATGTAAGTTGTATCTCTACCATCAATGCCATCGTCGTTTTTAGCTCTAGTAGTTTTTACACCTAACGATTCCATATAATCTTTAGTAACAGGGTTACCGTTAATAAGAATATTTTTTCCTGCTAAATCTTCTAATGTTGGAATTGTTTTAAATCCACCAATTGATCTATATCCACCGGAGTATGTGTAAGCTAGACCTTTAATGTTGTAGTGTTTTTTCAATCTTTGGTTCATTGCATAACCAATTTTTCCATCTAAAACTTTTGAAGCGTGATTGTGTGATTTGAACATCCACGGCATATCAAATACATAGAAATTATTATCCATTTCACCCAATTCATATACTTCTACTTGAGTCATTTGTATTTCGTCGTTTTGTAATGCTTTTAGAACATCACCTACTTTTTTAAGGTATGTTCCGTGTTTGGCTTCATACTGAGAAGAAGTTAAAAGTTCAACTTCAACACTTCCGTTTGTTTCTTTTTCTATTAATTTTTTGAATGCTTGAGCCGGTCTAATAACTTGCTTTAAAGGGCAAGGACCGTAACCTTGTTTGTTTGATTTAATAATCAACCATGTTAATTTTTTCATTTTACATTTACTCCTAATTGCAATTTGTATGTATTTACCAATCGTGTATGGTACTAGTGAATATTTAGTCAAATATAACCTATTATATACGTGTATAATAGCTTATTGTTCTTCGTCTGAATGTAGTTCGTTAAGCAGTTTTCTTAGTTTTGTACCTTCAACTTCTGCTTTAACCTTGCCCACAGTTACACCTTTTGTAGGATCTGGTACTCTTGATTGTGCATCTGTTTTATCGGTGCTTATCTTTGATTTTTGTTTGAGTGTATCGTATACTGCTGATGTTTTATAGCTAAACTGTTCTTTACCCTCGTCATCTTCTAAGTTTTTAATCCTTAATGTATCAACGTCAAATTCTAAATCAACCTTGTGTCCAACACCAGAACTTGACCTAGTTTTCATGAATTGTATTTGATATCTTCCACGCTCTCTCATGGCCCTACTTGTAAAGATACCTATTACGTTATCTGCTGTTTGTACTTTAGATAAACCACCTGCTATATGAGAATGATCAAATTCTATTTCCTCAACACTTGCTCTGTTTAATTGTGATGCTGTTGCTAATATACATTGTTTCTCTACTGCAAAGTTTCTTAGTTCTTCTGATACGTATTTGTCTTTAACAAACAAATCACTTGGAGATACTTTTTTACTTTTTGGCATCATTAAATCTAAATAGTCAATTAGTACTGCATCAATTTTCTTTTTGTTTTTAAGTTCTAGTTCTTTGATATAAGATTTAACATCGGTTATAGTTGAACTTGCAGGAAGATATTTTAGTTGTAAATTACCTGCTTTTTTCTTAAGCATTTTTACTTTCATTTCAACATCTGCCATTTGTTTCATAACTTGTCTTGTTGGTATGTTAGTTGTCATTGCATCTATTCTCATTGCCGCTAATGCCTCTGATAATTCAAAAGATATGTATGCTACGTTCAAGCCAGCCAGTGACCAATTTACTGCTAGGTTTTGCAAAAACAAACTTTTACCTGCACCTGATCCGCCTGCAAAAATGTTTAGTTCTCCCTTATTAAAACCACCAAACAGTTTTTTATCTATCGATGGCCAACCTGTACTGACTTGTCCGTGTGAGCTCTTTAAGAACTCTAGTCTACCTTTTGGATCGTCAAAGTAGTCTGTACCTAGATCACGAGTCAACCCAACGTTTACTGCTTCTTTAACCATGTCCTCTACTGGACCATAGTCTCCCTTTTCAAGCAAGTCTGCAGATTGTAATATTGCACCTTCAAGTGCCTTGTGTCTGGAAAACGTTTCAAATTCGTCCAACAACCAATTAAAATGTGATGGATCTAAATCTTTTGCTGTTTTTAATTTAATATCAAATTTTGCATTAACCTGATCAACCTCTGGCATAACTTTATATTCGTCAACATAATCTTTAATAAATTTTGCAATAGGTTGTAGTTTTCTGTCAAAACTTTTTGGAGTAAAAATATTTTGTGCTCTAGCAAATGATTCTGCATCTGCCAGCATCATTTCTAAATAAAGTTTTTGTACATCAAAAGTATAATTAGCCATACATCTTTCTCTTTAAATCTATTTTAAGTTTACTAGACTCTGTAGATTTTAATATTGATTGTATTGTAAACAATCTACCATATTTTAACACAGCCTCGGCTACATCGCCAACCGTTTTATCCCACTCTGGAAATGCAACGCTCCATTCATATTCTATTGCTTGATTTACCAATTTCTCTCCTGGTGCATCTCTATCAGGCACTACAATAACTTGCCTGTTTAACCCATCTATCAACTCTCGTTGTATATCATTTATCTCAGATCCTAGTATGCTTACACCAGAAACGGCAACTGCATCAAAAGGTCCTTCAGTTACAATTACAAATTTTCTTGACCAATCTTGTAAGTCCATATTGAATACATACCCAGGTTGTACATCTGTATAATATTTTATTTTATCCGATGGTTCAAATAGTCTTCCTGTGTATCCTACTATGTCTCCATGCCAATAAAATGGAATTATTAATCTTTTATCCATGTCCCAAATATTAACAGGCGAGTACATAAAATCATACCAATCTGGTCCAATGCCCCTGTCTTTTAAATAGTTTAATATAGAATCTATTTTTTGCCATTGTGGTTGTGTTAAATCTTTGGCAACATATTTTTCTAGCCAAAAATCTAATGGATGTGCATTTTTAGGAAGTTCTTTCTTTTTAAATGTAACAAATTTCTTTTTTGGTTTTGTAGTATCAGTTTCTTCATGACGCATGGCTTCTATGGCAAGTCTTTTAATTGTTTCGTCTGGAACCCCAAGCCAAACCATAAATTGTCTCATACGTTGTGTTAATTTTCTGCCAATTACGTATGATGCTTTATACCCACAGTTAAAACAATGATAAGATAAAGTTCCGTCAGCACTAGTCATAATGCCTCCACGCTTTTTTCTATCCATTGATTCACCGTTGTGTATACAACAAGGTGCGTTAAATGATAGCCATCCCGACGGTGTTTTCTTTTTAGCCGCAGGTAATGAATTCAGAATCGTAGTCTGGATCAGGTTCATACTTTACTATTTTACTGTCTATAAAGGATTTTGTCAATAGTTCCAGTATTATCAGTTGCATTATCCCAACTGAATCTTACCGAATGGTAAACACCGTAGAAGTTATAATAATTTACCGTAGTAGAGTCTGTTAATGTAACTGTACTAGAACCTTGTCCATCTAAGGTAATATCAAAGTAATCTGCACTTGCAGGAGAAGACGTCATGGTACCTTGTACTTTAAAGTCCCCGGTAAAGTTTTTAGTATATACTGCGATTGTGTGTAATGCTTTGTTGTTATTCAAACTTGGTTTAGCATCAATGGCTCCTGATGTATATTCTAGTGGACCACTAGTTTCGGTAAAACTAGATATTGATGTACTTGCATTAAATTGTGGATAAGCACCATCAAGTACTTCAATAGTACCAGCACTTACATAACTTGTATCTGCATACGTTGCCACAGTACTACCATCAGTTAGTACTTCTCGTATAGAATACTCATAAAATTTTGCATCTAAAGGTTGTAGGTCGCCATCTGTAATATCTACACTAGCAGTTCCTTTAGTACTAATAGTAGAACCATCGTCTAATATTTTAAGATTTCTTGTAATTACTGCTTTTTTGCTATCAGTATCTACAATACTAAAAGTATAAGTTTTGCCTGTTATATCCTGCTTCTTTTGATCTTCGTTTTTAAACGTAAAAGTAAGCGGGTTATATACACCTCTATACACCTGTAGACGTCTATCGTACACTTTTGAGTTCCTTCCATGATAACCATTTTGGTAAACGATTACCGAGTTTGTGAGTAAATACCTTTGTATTGTTTGCATAGTACATATTTAACAATATTTATGGACATAGGATGAACGAAATTTTTAAGACATTAAGAGATAAATTCCCATTTTTAAGCCTTATAAGAAAGGGCGACATGGAATTCGTAGGAATAGTACAAAACCAAGACAGTAGTGTTATTAGCTTCTATGACTACGGTAGATTAATGAATCCACAGGATAAAATGAGATATTTAAAATGTGGTGAAATTTGGTGGTACGAATCCAATCGTAAACTGCCAATTAATATATTTCTTAAAGGTGAATTTAAATATTTCCGTACAACGTTAGTAACTTTGAATAATAAAGATGTTGAAATAGTCGAAGGACCAACTGTAAAACTTTCTGAAATTTCAAAGAAACGGGTGAAGCGAAGAACTATCCAACTAGTCAGAAAACCTATTTAATTTTATCCGCTTCAATATACTTTTTATAATATATCGTAATTGGATTATTTGGTTGATAACCAAAAGGTTCTTTTTTTGAGCGAAGGTTGGAGTTTTTCTTTTTTGATTTTTTAGTGTGTCTACGTTTCCTGCTTTGCACTAAAGCTATATTTATCACGCTTTATTAAATTCATTTGAACTACGATTGCTTGAGCATAAGCAACTGCGTGTGATTTTTTGAAAAAGTAACTACCATCAGTTGGTTTAACCCAAACTTCTTTTAATATTTCTGTCCAATCCTTATACATTAATCCTCTTTTAGCTGGACGTATAATTGCTAATACTGCCGCAAGTTGTTCAATGTTTTTAGGTTCTAGTTTGGAAACAATGTTATAATGACCATTTAGGTGAAAAAGGTTTTCAACTACTTTAGTATCTTTTAACATATCCCAATCTGGCTCCTCGATCATAAGTTCAACTAACTCTTGTTCTGATTTAACATTTTTATAGATGTTTACATTTAAACAATCAATTTTAAAATATCCTCGATCCTCGGCTTTTTTATAATCTAGTGTTGCATATCCGTTAATTGGATCAGATGGTATAGCATGAAAATATACTCCAGTTTTGTGTTTTTCAATTTTGTTGTCCTTAATAATAGATGCTGGAGTGTGTTTAAATAATTTTAATACTCCGTCTCTGTCAAAAAAGTCAATATCTACATCAGGCATTAGTCATTCCTATTCCACGGAAACCCTGCCCAAGGTTTAGGCTCGTATGTACCGTCATGTAATTTTTTCATATTTTCTTTTACCCTTAAATTGTGTTCTGCTTTTAGTTTTGCTTTTTTCTGTTCCATTTCTATTTTAACATTTTCTATATTACAATTCTTACAGTTACCTAATGATATTTTTTCAGTATTCATTAATGCCAGCATTGGTAACCCAAATATAAAAGTAAAAAAAGCAATGGCAATAATCCATGCAGTTTTGCTCATCAGTGTAATCTTCCTTTAACTCTTCCTTGGTTATACTTTATAAATTCGTTTTTAGCACCCGGTTTTAAAATATCAATTACATCTAATAATTTTCTATATCCGGTACTGTTAACTACTTTACTATTCATCTCTGGCATAAAAACTTTTCCTATTGTTCCATCACTTTTAATGTGAATACAACTGTCGCCTTCCTCAAAATCAAAGTCAAGTTCGTCTGCTATTTCAATGTTTATTTTACTCAACTTTAGCCTCCTTGGCAGTTTCTTGTACAAACAAATGATCTGCTGGATAACTTTTAAACTTGTTTGACCAAAATTCTGGGTTAATAAATCTTTGTATCATTTGTAATTGTTCGTCTGTAAATAATTTTAACATCTTTTTACCTGCGTTGCAACCTAGTAAGATCCACGGAGATACTTTTCCTTGTTGTATATGTTGTACTGCTCTACTAGTGTTTACTAATCTAAAATAATCTGCCCATTGTACGTTTTGTGTTTCTGCCCAGTCCATCATTGTTGCAATACTTCTTTGCAAGGCCGCTTCAACAGGTTCTGATTTTAATGTGTGTATTAAGTATGCTTCATATAAATCATCACGAGACCAATGATCTAACCTAACTTTTGATAATATTACATAGTCAATATATTTTTCAGGATACAGTGGATTGATATTCATAATGTATCTGCCAAATTTTACAAACGCATTATAATATGCTGATTTACAAAAATCTTCATAAGTTTTTTGTTTACTATTGTGTTGATGTATCTCATAAAATCTTTGAAATACCATAAAAGCATTTTGCACCCACTTCTCACTTTTTTGTAAATGTCTACGTTTAGGTTCGCATAAGTGGACTTGTAAAGTTCTTTCTCTTGCAAATTCTTTACTGCAATAGGTACATTTATTTAGAGTCGATGCCATGTGCCTCTAGTAATTCTTCTAGTTCTCTATCTGTTATAACATTGTCTAATGTTTCCAAATCATCTTCTTTAGCATTAGGAAATAATGTTAATAGTTGTTTTAAAGATTTATTTGGCACACGTTTCATAGGTTTAATCCATGGATGAAATTGTTGTTTAAGTGCACCACACATTGATGTTAATATCCAACATAATTTTTTATGTTTGCTTGATAAAACAAATAAATTTTTATTAACACACTCATTAACCATTTCGATATAGTGTTCAACATAAAATGGATCTTTAGACGATACACTTGCGGCGTATCGCATAATCATATATGGAGAATATAATGATCGTTCGTGATCATCAATTCTATCATAATAATCTTTATTACGAAAGTCTACGGCTTTTAATCCGTTTCTTAGTTCAAAAAATTTTCGGTTCTGCTTTGGCATATATTTCTGTGTATCCTAATGCAAATTTTGTTGCTTCAAGTTTATCTATAAACTCTAATACTACATGATGTTTAATAACTTCGCAATGGATCATTTTTAATTTTTCCTTTTGTATGTAATCCATAAGGTCGTTCATAAAATGTCTATCCATTAATATAGGAAGTTCTTTACCGTTTTCTCCTACAGGCATATCCATAAACGGTGCTTTTATTTTTACTTTAGTACCTTTATTTTTTACCATACACTGCCATAATCTATTTGTTCACATTGTCTTGAAATGTCTTTTACAAAATAAGCACATACAGGTTTAGGTCCTTTTGTTAACGGCACCGCAAGTAGTTGCCCAGATTTTATTTTTGGAAAATACCATTTTACTTCTGTGTAGATATCTACAACATCAATAGGATAAAAGTCAGGTTTACTGCTAGAGAGTGGATTAAAAGTAAATGCATCAAACCCTCTATCATTTAAACTTGTTATAGGTAGTACGTGCATTTCTTGTTGTCCAGCCTCACCAATTAACATTTTCCAATCAAGTGGCATTTTAATTTTGTATTTGCCTATTTGTAATACTGCCGCAGGTGCATTAAAACTTTCTAAAAATATTAAAGGTATGTAAAAGAAATCTGGTTCCTCCGGGTTTGCATTATCTAGTACTGCAAATCTTAATTTTTCATCTACCCATTCAGGTATTTTTTCTAATGTGTATGTACGATTATCTAGTGTAAGGATTCTCATAATCTAATTTTTCTATTGTAAATGGATAATTTGCTTCTTTATAAAATTTCTTTCTAGTAGTTAAATGCCTCTTTGCAAACTTACAACTACTAGTTATATCCCAAATTTGTACATGGTCTTTGTCTTCTGCTTTACGAATGCCTCTTCCTATGCTTTGTATTACACGAACAAAGGATTTACCTGGTTCAATAAGAACAAGATTGAATATCCTAGGAATATTAATCCCCACAGAAGCCACTCCATATGTGGCAATAATAATTTTACTTTGTGTAGTAGACACCTCATCGTAGTGTTCTTTCCTTTCTTTAGTTTTAACAGATCCCGAAATAAACACAGAATCTTTTAGTTTCTTTTTTAGTATTTCGCCTGCAGATATTCTATCTACTAAAATTAGTGTGTTACCCGACAACGAAATATCTTGTATTGTTTGTGCAATCCAGGTCATTCTGGTGTTATCCGTAGTTAGCCATTTCAGTTCTTCTGGATAGCTTTTAAACATAGGATGGTCTTGTGTTTGTAAAACATTTACATGACATTGTGCTAGTACACCTTTATCTTGCAATTCTTTAGCAGGTATTCTATGTGTAACATCTCCAAGGGAACATTTAATTCCATAAAATTCATAATCCTCTTTAGGTACTGTTCCTGTTAATCCCCAACGTATTCCTGCGTTTGCAAATGCTCCTGTTAATAATCTTTTCAATACATCAGCTTTTGCCATATGTACTTCGTCAACAATTATTGTTTGTATTCCGCCCATTACTTCTTTAAATTCTACCTTATCTTTTTTCTCAAGAACATTAATTGATTGCCAAGTTGCTATTGTGTTGTATCTGCCGACATCTTTTCTATCGCCAAAATAAACTCCTGTGTCTAGGTTACAAGCAAGAAAATCTTCTTCAGTTTGTGTTACTAAACTTTTATTAGGTACGATTGTTAGTGTACGTCCATAAGGTTCAACTAATCGACACAGTGCCGCAGTAATAATTGTTTTACCTGCTCCTGTGGCGATTTCTTGTAGGCTTTGTGGTGCTTCTAAAAATTTATTAATTGTTTCTACTTGGTAGTCACGTAGTATAATTTGTTGTCCAGCACAAGGATGATTTGCAGGCCACGTAAGATTTGATAGATAATTTTTATCAATTAATCTAAATTCAAAATTGTGTTTAATTCTTCTATCTTCAAGCTCAACATAGACTCCACCTGCTTCAAGTATAGGAAGTATTTGGTCTACTAGGTTAAGATATGTTGTGCCACCAAGTCCAAAAAAACTAATTTTGCCATCCCATCTACCTAATTTTACTGCTGGTAAGTGATAAGCATAAGGAACTTGATACTTAAATTTGTTTGCTAGTTTCTGGCGCCACTTAAGATCTAAATTCTCAAATTTAACATTTACTTCGTCTTTTATTACTAATTTACATGAACTCATAGTTTTATTATAATGTGATCATTCCAATCATAACTGCTTGGCTGACTATCACTATAATACAACTTTTTAGGTAAATTTTCAAGTAATCTTTTTAAATTATCTGTACCTGACGAGAAATAACCACCACCTAATGAAACTAACGAAGCCCCAGGGTTTATTTTTGATTTTATAAGTGTTCTTGGTATTCTGTTTCTAACAAAAATAATTTTAGTTGTGTTGTCAACATATTTAAATTGTTTGCTTAATTGGTGTATTTCCCACAATTTATTAAAATTGTTATCGTCTAATTTTCCAAGATAATGATAATCAAAATCTCCTCCACCTTCTCTTTTTGGTTCTTTAACGTCAAAACCAAACGATAATTGTTTCCAGTCAATACCATGGCGTTCAAAACATTTTAACCAATTCCACCATTCGTCTATTTCAGCTATTGAACTAATCTCTCCAGACACAGGCATTATAATTGGAAAACAATCTAATTCTACTAAACCTGCTATTACCTGATCTCTACTATACTCTTTACTATCAATCCAAAGTTTATGGTAATGATGATGTGCAATTTTTTTACCAACTTCTGTGTATGCTTTAATGTTAATTCCTTTTGGATCAATACCAATGTTTTTAAGTGCATCTAATTGCAGTAAAGGTTTAAATGCTTTTTTCTTAAAATTGTTCCAATACTCTTGCATTGACTCTGGAGCATTTTCTAATACAATGTCTTCACCAACAAGTTTAGCAGTAGG